TGCTCCTGAAACTGGTGCTAGACTTAGAATTAAGAGAGATAGTAATGCTGGTACAGCTCTTGTAGACTTTGAAAATGGTAGTGTACTTACTGAAGTAGAACTAGACCGTGCTTACCTTCATAACCTCTACCTCAATGAAGAAATTGAAGAGGGTAGTGGTAAGAATGTAATGACCAAGAACACTGACGGTAACTTTGAAGCTGACTTAGCTAAGATAGTTGACCTAGCTGATCCTACAGCAGCACAAGATGCTTCCACTAAGAACTATGTAGACACTGAGATTGCAACTGAAAGAACTGCTAGAATTGCAGATGTAGATGCTGAAGAGACTGCAAGGATTGCTGCTGTTAGTGCAGAGGAAAGTGCTAGGATTGCAGCTGATGTTTTGAAGGTAGATAAGGCAGGGGACACTATGACAGGTGCTCTTACACTTCCATCCTCTGATCCTACTGACGGAAACCATGCTACTAGGAAGACTTATGTTGACGCTGAGATTGCTACTACTCTAGCTACAGGTGTTGCAGGTGGTCCTATTGGAACTGCTAACATTGCTGATGATGCTGTTACTGGAGATAAACTAGATCACACTGCTGTTACTCCTGGATCATATACTAATGCTGATATAACTGTAGACCAACAAGGAAGAATCACAGCTGCTTCTACAGGTTCTAGTGGTACTCCTACAGCTAATGAAATATTAACTTCTTTAAAAACAGTAGATGGTACAGGTAGTGGATTGGATGCTGACTTATTAGATGGTCAAGAGGCTACTGCTTTTGCTGCTGCTTCACATACTCACACTGCTTCTAACATTACAGACTTTGATACTGAAGTAGCTAATAACTCTGCTGTTACTGCTAACACAGCTAAGGTTACTAATGCTACACACACAGGAGATGTTACAGGTTCAGGTGAACTTACTATAGGTGCAGGTAAAGTTACAGCTGCTAAACTTAGCTCAACAGATACTGAGTTAAATTATGTTAATGGCGGTGTAGGTATTGGTACTCTTAATGAAACAGGTTACGATCTTACTGCTACAAAAGTAAAACTTAAAGGTACAGCAACTCAACTCTTCTTTGAAGATACAGATGAGGCAGGCACTCCCACAGAAATTGCTATGTCCCTTAACGCTAGAGCTTTAAGGTTTGGGTTTCAAGATTCACCTAGTACGCAAGCCTTTGCAATCTTTGGTAGGAATCTAACAATAGCTGGAGGTACAGTTGCTCAGATGAATGCTTTAACTTCTGATGACGGTGCGTTGCTAGGGCAAGTAGCTTATGTTTCTAACGGTAATGCAGGTAGTCCTTGTTTAGCAATGTATGACGGTAGTGCTTGGAAAGTAATAGCAACCTTAGGAGCAACTATATCAGCTTAATACAATGACTGAACAACTCTCCCACTTTCTTGATACTGCTCTTGGTGTTATATTGGCTGTTATAGGTTGGATGATTAAGAAGCTTACTGACAGGTTAGATAACGATGAGAAAAGATTAACTAGGATAGAGGTAGAGTTAGCTGCTCAAAGTGAAAGAGATACTGCTGTTGAGAACCGCATGAGTGGATTAGAAACAAGTGTAAAAGAAATTAATAATAAACTGGATCGTCTAATGGAGATGTTAATGAAAAGATGAGCTTATATAAAAACATAAATAAAAGAAGAAAGCTAGGCATTAGCCGTAGCAAGAAGAAGTCAACTATATCCCCTACAGCATACGCTAACATGAAGCGTGGGTTTCCTAAGAAATGAAGCGTAAGTTAAGTCTAAAGAAGAAACCCTTAAACAAACCTTTCAGGCAACCTAAAGGATCATCTAAGAAGTTTGGAGTGTATGTTAAGAAAAAAGGAAGTGACAAGCCTATTAAAGTAGGTTTCGGAGACCCTAATATGCCTATAAAGAAAAACATACCAGCTAATAAGAAAAGTTTTTTAGCTAGGCATAACTGCTCTGAAAAGAAAGATAAAACTAAAGCTGGTTATTGGTCTTGTAAAATGTGGGCTTAATTAAGGTGGAAGTGTTAACAGATGCCTAGAAGACCTGTAGTTCGTATCCACCCACTTACTTTTCAACAGCGTACTATCGCTGCGTCTGCTGGTGCTATAGCTACAGACAATAAAGAAAAAGCAGAAACTTTAGAAACACAGGTGGAATCCTTAGAGAGTGATCCATTCTTTGTTACCCTTGACGGTGGTGGTGTTGTAGTACAAGAAGAAGATATTTTTGACGGAGGAGGAGCAAGTGCCTAATTTTACTAAAAGAATACAATTACGAAGAGGAACTGATACTGAGTGGTCTACTGCTAATCCTGTCTTGCTTGAAGGTGAGATAGGAATTGAACTGGACTCTGAAAGAAACAGAATAAAGATAGGAGACGGTACTACTGCCTGGAACTCTTTACCTTACTTCCTTGACGCTAGAGAAGCAGAGGTTGGAGATTACGATGACTTCGTAGATGCTTTAACAGGACCATGAGTACATTACTTACACAGCTTGGACAAAAGGTTAAGACTCAACTAGATACCAAGCTTAACACATCTGGTGGTACTATATCAGGTGATCTATCTATATCACAACTTTTTGAATTAGGGTCTTATACTTCTTCATCATTGCCCAATGCAGGTGCTAGTGGTACTGTTATCTTTGTATCTGATGGGGATGATGGAAGCCCTTGTATAGCTGTTGACAACGGTAGTGATTGGAAAATATTATCTTTAGGTAACATCTTAACACCTGCTACTAAACTACTTACGGAACTAGGAGACAATCTAACAACAGAAGCAGGTGATCTTTTAGTAGTCTGAATCTTGACAACTTTCCTTTGTGTTTGTAATACTATTTCTAAATACTCTCACATACAATACTAACATAGAAAATATATAATTAATTATGTCTACCTTACTTACCCAATTGGGTCAAAAAACAAAAGTAGAGCTCGATAAAAAAGTAGCTCTTGCAGGAGGAACAATGACTGGTGCTTTGACACTCAGTGGTGCTCCTACAGCTAATCTTCACGCTGCCTCTAAGGCTTATGTTGACGGAGAAATCTCAACTGTTAGCTCAAGCGTTTCTACTAACGCAAGTAACATCTCCACTAACACAAGCAACATATCTACAAACGCTAGTGACATTGCTACTCTTCAAAGTAATGTATCAAGCAATGACTCTGATATATCAACGCTTCAGTCAAATGTTAGCTCGAATGACAGTGACATTTCTACACTTCAAAGCAATGTTTCCAGTAACGATACTGACATTAGTAACTTACAGACTCAAGCTGGTTCATTGGCTTCTGACGGTAACTCTGCTTCTTTCAGCGGTAACATCTCAGCTGCTAACGCTACATTCAGTGGTAACTTAACTGTTAATGGTACTACTACTTCGATTAGCACTACTAACATTGATGTTGCTGATTCTTTGATGAATCTTTCTAAAGGTGCTGCTGACGGTACTAATGCTTCTAATGACGGTGGATTCATCGTTGAGCGTGGTTCTTCTGAAGACAATGCTGCTCTTATCTGGGACGAAGGTGATGACAAGTTCAAAGTTTTAACAACTTCTGCAACTGCTGCTGCTACTGACATCTCTAGTACAGACGGCTCTGCTGCTCTTGCTGACCTTGATGCTAACCTATACCACAATGGTACTGAGTTAGGAACAGTTGCTGAGTTTGAGTCTGCTCTTACTTAATCTTTTGGTTTAGATACAAGATAATAAGATGTTATTGGGGAGGTCTCACATTTGTGGGGTCTCCCCTTTTTCTTGTACTTTTATAATAACAATGTTAAAACTATAATATATGAAGACATTTGAAGAACTAGGTAACTTACAAGGTTATGTAGCAGATAGCTACAGGGCTGCAATAGATCAGATGCACGACACAGGAGAGTTCAATCCTTCAATACTTAACGGTGCTAGACAACTTCTTAAAGATAACGAGATTGTTCTTGCAGCAGGTAAAGACACTCCAATCAATGATCTTTTAAATGTAGTACTGCCTTTTGAAGAAGACTCTGATTTAAAAGCTAAAGTTAAATAGTAATAACTGTAATAACACCTAAGAGAGTATGAGTAGTGAATCTAAACTTCACCAACTCAAGGACTTCCGTAACTTCTTATATCTAGTTTGGAAGCACTTGAACCTGCCTGACCCTACACCCCTTCAGTACGACATTGCTGACTATATGCAAGACGGTCCTAAAAGGTCTGTTATCATGGCTTTCAGAGGTGTAGGTAAGTCCTGGATATGTAGTGCCTATGCTGTACATCAACTCCTCCTAGACCCAACTAAGAACATACTTGTAGTGTCAGCTTCTAAAAACAGAGCTGATGACTTCTCCACATTTACTTTAAAAATAATACATGACATCCCTGTTCTTCAAGGTCTTATACCTAAAGGAGATCAAAGATTCTCTAAGATTGCTTTTGATGTTGGTCCTGCACCTGCTGCTCACGCACCCTCAGTTAAGTCACTAGGTATATCATCACAGTTAACAGGTTCTCGTGCTGACATCATAATAGCTGATGACATTGAAGTACCTAACAACTCTGCTACTCAAGGCATGAGAGATAAGCTGGATGAACAGGTAAAAGAGTTTGAAGCTATTATTAAGCCCTTAGACACCTCTAGAATCCTTTTTCTAGGTACACCCCAATGCGAGGATTCAATCTATAACAAACTGCGTGAGAGAGGCTATAACGCTCGTATATGGACATCTGAGTATCCTAGTGAGGATTTAGTGTTAAAGAACTATGACAATGATATAGCACCTTTTCTACAAGAACAGATAACAGATGAGTCAGTAGGGACGACTACAGAGCCTAGTAGGTTCTCAGATAT